TTCCGCACTATTGGGGAGACTTTCAACACACAAGAGAACGTGCTGGCGATGAAGCGAGAAGTGATTGCGGAGCATGGCGTTTGGACAGCCAAGAAACGGTATTTACTCTGGATACACGACAACGAAGGTGTGCGATACGATCCTCCGAAGCTCAAGACCGTCGGTATCGAAGCGGTGCGATCTTCAACCCCGAAGTATGCACGACAGGTCATTAAGAAGGCGCTGGAACATTTTATTCGTGGCGATCAAGACGGGTTCTATGCGGTGTTGGACGAAGCCGAGTCTGAGTATATGACGCGTTCCTTTGAGGACATCGCCTCGCCACGGTCGTGTAATGGGATGAATACCTATCCGTTGTTACCAAGTGGGCAGTTTACCCGTGGCACTCCGATTCAGGTCAAGGGAGCGTTGGCGTATAATCGGCATCTAAAAAATACGAACTTGGATACCCGTTATCCAAAGATTCGTGATGGGGAAAAAATTCGGTTCTGCTATTTGAAACCACAGAATCCGTTAAAGTGTAATGTGATTGCGGCCCCGAATACTTTACCCTCCGAGTGGAAGTTGGAACCGTTTCTCGACCGGCAGGAACAGTTTGAAAAGACGGTGACGTCACCGTTGGAAGCAATTGTTGCGTGTGTGAAGTGGACAATTCGACCAACGGTGACGTTGTTTTAGAATGCATATGATCTTTACTATTTTAAAGGAACAAACATTATGGAATATAGTAAATTCAAGCTGTTATTTTCTACTCCAATAATGGAGTTTAATCTTGCTAGTTCTATTAATCCGGCTATCATTAAAGTATTAACGGAGATGGAAGGAAGCACGAATAATGCTGTGCACGGTGTGCGAGGGAGTCAAGACCCGTCACGACTTCCCGAATTGAAGTCATTGTATGCGATCTTTCAAGAGTGCGTTAATTTATATTGTCAAGAACTTGGACTTACACCAAATCGTATTGAATCAAGTTGGGTGAATATTTTATATAAAGGTGGCGCCGTAGATATACATCGACATCACAATAGTATTGTCAGCGGTGCGTTTTATCCGCATGTAAATTCTAACAGTTCTAGTCTGGTGTTTGTTAGTCCTCTAGATGGATATCGGATGATGGATTCCTCTCGATTTGTGAGAAACACCGAATATGCCGGTAACATTCATGTGGTGCCCACAGAAACAGGAAAATTAGTCTTGTTTCCGAGTTGGCTTCAGCATTATGTTCCGCCGAATAATTCCGATTTGCGAATTACGTTAAGTTTTAATACTCAGTTTTTGTGATATATTACTTCATCTGAGTGCTAAATCATATGATACAAAATCGTGTGTCACAATGATGCTTGCTGATTTGCCTGTATCACCAACGGAACATTGGCAAGCTGTATACCGTGTGCTACGACCCGGCGCGTTTTGTTCTCCAGAACTGTATCACAGGCAAGTTGATTTGATGCTATACTATACACGATGACTCACACCATTCTTATTGGCGATGTTCGCCAACAACTCAAGAACATTCCCGACGACACCGTTCGCTGTTGTGTGACTTCTCCGCCGTATTTTGGACTCCGGCAATATATGCCAAATGCTGTTCAAATCAGATCTGATATCAGCGACGAAGAACGAAACAGAGTGTTAGAAGAATTAAAATCGTTGGGAATTACTCCGATTTTTGATAAGCAACAATTACCCGATCACTTACAAAAATATTCCACCGCCGCCGAGATTGGTCTTGAACGCGCTCCCGATGCCTTTATTGAAGAACTCGTCGGTGTCTTTCGTGAAGTCCGTCGTGTGCTCACGAAGGACGGCACACTTTGGGTGAACATCGGCGATAGTTATGCGGGGAGCGGAAAAGGCCCCGAAGGGAATATTGGCAAAGGCGAGACACATCGCAATGTGGGCCCCACACACGGGGGGATTGTGCCTAACGGCATGAAACCCAAAGATCTTATCGGGATTCCGTGGATGCTCGCGTTTGCGTTGCGTAAAGATGGCTGGTATCTCCGTCAAGATATCATCTGGCACAAAACCACAGGCATGCCCGAGAGTGTAAAAGACCGCTGCACTCGCAATCATGAATATCTGTTCCTGCTATCTAAGTCCCGCACCTACTACTTTGATGCGGAGGCGATCAAGACGCCCGCGAAGCAGGATTGGGGCACCCGCGACCGCAGTAAGGGAAAGTATCATAACGAGGGGAGTGGCTTGCAGCCCCATTCGGGGTTGACGAAATCCTATACAACTGCGAACAAGCGGTCGGTGTGGACGATTTCGCCGTCCAACTATAAAGGCGCACATTTCGCCACATTTCCGACCGCCCTTGTTGAACCCTGTATCCTCGCTGGCAGTGCCATCGGTGATACCGTGCTCGATCCGTTTCTCGGAAGCGGCACCACGCTGGCCGTGGCTAAGCAACACGGCCGTAACGGCATCGGCGTCGAACTGAACCCCGAATATGCCACCCTCGCACAACAGCGAATTGAGTCGGTGGCCATCCCACTTTCGTGATATACTATTTCCTCTAGGAGACTGAAGCATGTCATTTATCCGCACGTTGATTAAAGACCTTCCCGCCATAACCACTATCGCCGCGGACGGATTGAGTTCGTCGGAGTTTGATGGGTTTGTGAATACCGGCAGTTATACGCTGAATGCCGCCTTGAGCGGTTCGTTGTTTGGTGGAATGCCCAACAACAAGATTACCGTGTTCGCGGGGGATCCAGCGACTGGAAAATCTTTTTTCGTCTTAGGTATCGTCAAACAGTGGCTCCACGACAACCCCGAAGGGAACGTAATTTACTTCGACACGGAAAGCGCCGTGACCAACCAAATGCTGTCGGAACGAGGTATTGATTTGACTCGTCTTGTCAAATCGGAACCAGAAACGATTGAACAGTTTCGACAGACCGCATTACGCATTCTGGATCGCTACGATGAAACATCCGTCAAGTCTCGTCAGCCATTATTGATGGTGTTGGATTCGTTAAGTAATCTGTCGAGTTCTAAAGAAGTGGAAGATATCCGTAATGAAAAGGATACGCGGGATATGACTAAGGCGGGACTCATTCGAGGCACCTTCCGTGTGTTGCGACTGCGGCTGTCGAAGTTGAAAGTCCCGCTGATTTGCACGAACCACGTTTATGCCGCCGTTTCGGCGTACATGCCTACAAAAATTTTGTCGGGGGGCGCTGGGATTATCTATGTCAGTGATTCAATTGCCATGTTGTCCAAGTCCAAAGACCGCGACAAAGACAAGAATATCATCGGGAGCATCGTGAAGGCCAAGATGTTTAAGTCACGACTGTCGCGTGAGAATAGTGAAGTCGAAGTACGTATCTCATATGCGGGTGGGCTGGACAAGTATTATGGCTTGCTCGAAATGTTCGTCGAAGCCGGTCTGGTGCAGCACAGCGGTGGCAAATATACGTTCCCCGGAGGCAAGTCGGTGTTCGCAGGGAAGATTCAGGAAGCCCCCGAGAAGTTCTTCACTGACGAGTTTTTGAAAGAACTCAACGACAAGTATGTGGGCCCGAACTTTAGTTATGGAACTATAGCGAATACACCCACCCACACCTCGGCTGATGATACGGACGCGGAACACGACGAATAACCCCATGTGTGCGTGGGGGTCTGTGTCATTCGCGATTCAGAAACGTCTCGCATCTATCGTGGTGATTATTGGGCGGCACCAGTCGTGGTGCTCGGTCCTCAAGGAACCGTTGTATGATCGAACAGCTGATTCTGTCACACCTGATTCGTGATGAAGAGTATACGCGGCGGGTGTTACCCTTCTTAAAGAAGGAGTATTTTACGTCGTCGCAGGGCCAAGTGCTCTATACGACCATCGAATCGTTTATCATCACGTATAAGGTGACCCCGACTGTCGATGCGATCAAACTAGCACTCGAACGCGAGTCGCTTTCAGGAAAAGTCTATACCGAAGCCACGACGTTGTTGACCGAAGTGGCCGCCGTCACCCGTATCGATTCGAGGCGGCGTCAGTGGCTCATCGACCAGACCGAGCAGTTCTGTAAGCAACGGGCCCTCTATCTCGCCATCTCCGAGTCCATCACCCGTATCGACAAGGACTTTGAATCTGCCGCGAGTGTGCCTGGATTGTTGAAGGATGCGTTGTCGGTTGGGTTTCACACACACATCGGACACGACTACTTTGAAGATATTAGTGCTCGTTATGACCTGTTTCATCAGGAGCATACTCGCATTCCGTTTGACTTGGAGTTGATGAACAAAATTACCGGCGGTGGTGTGATGACTAAAACGCTCAATGTTATCGTCGCAGGCACCAACGTCGGCAAATCATTGTTCCTGTGTCATGTCGCTGCCTCGACCATCGCACTAGGGAAGAGAGTGTTATATATTACGATGGAGATGGCCGAAGAACGTATCGCCCAACGTATCGACGCGAATCTGCTGGATGTCACAATGGACACGCTCGAAAGTATGTCGAGGTCGATGTATGAACGGGCTTTTGAAAACCTCCAACAGCGACAAGCATTCGGCAAACTCATCATCAAGGAATACCCCACCAGCAGCGGGCATGTCGGGCATTTCCGTGTGCTGTTGGATGAGTTGGCGTTAAAGAAGCAGTTTGTGCCGGATTTGCTCATCGTGGACTATATCAATATCTGTTCGTCCGTTCGTTTCAAGGCCGGCGGTCAGACGAACTCGTATATGTATGTAAAATCGATTGCCGAAGAACTGCGCGGTCTGGCGGTGGAATACAATGTGCCGTGTTTGACGGCCACCCAGTTCAACCGCGAGGGGTTCGACAATAGTGATCCGTCGCTCACGAACACCAGCGAGTCGTTTGGACTACCGCAAACGGCGGACTTACAGATTGCGTTGGTGACCAGCGAAGAACTGGAACGGGATAGTTTATTGATGGTCAAACAGTTGAAGAATCGCTATGCGGATACGTCCAAATATCGTCGCTTTACCATCAAAGTAGACCGTAGTAAAATGCGATTATTTAATGACCCACAACAACAATATCTCTCGGATCCTATGTTATCGAAAACCCCTCGATTCAGCAAACCGAATACGACGGCCAATTACTCTATCGACTAGTGGAAAAATCATGTCGCGACGAGGAAGACGAATCGGAAGGATCGTATATGGGGGCGGCGTCGTTTCTGCCGAAACTACCCGGTAAAAATCTATGCCCACCACGGATTTACAAGGAAAGGTTAAGATCACTTTCTAAATAGAAGTAAACACAGAATCCGTTGGGTATGATTTGTTAACGATAAGAGGAGAAACGTATGAATCTTCGTATCTTAAACCAATCGCTCACCAGAAATCTGGACGACATTCGACCCCGTGTCGAATCGGTGTTTCAGTCGGCTGTTCGTCGGGCAAACATACGCAGCATTAATGTAGAACCGTTTCTAACCTCACTGAACGCCGCACTCACCGGCACCAAAGTGCGAATCATTAAAAAAGTGACCGATGCGTTTGGGGTGCCCGAGGACACGCAGGGTCTGTATTATCCTGCAATTGGAGGATTTTGTTATGAACCAAAATCTAACAAAATCGCTCGTATTCAAATCATCGTGTTTGTGCATCCGTCCACCAACCGACTGCCGCTATCAGTTCAGTCGTGGGAGTATTTTCAATATCGGTTTTTGAAGTGTATCACCCATGAACTCGTCCATCGCGCTCAGTTTGAGAATGGGCGCAAACAGGACAATTCCCTGATATTTCGCCCTCATGCGGCGGCAAATGGAAATAAAATTATGCACGATGAGCAGCGGTATTTGGGGGACATGGATGAGGTCGAAGCCTATGCCCACGATTGCGTCGAGGAGTGGTATTACATTTATCCACGGACGCGACTGAGCCTTCGAGCAATTAAGGAAGAGTTTCGAAATAAGGGTGGCAAATTGCCGGCACTTCAATACTTTCACGACACCTTTGTCGGTGACGAAACCCATCCCTCGGTGCGGCGATTCTTTCGTAAGATCAAGGCATGGGACGAGATTATTCGACCGCTCTCATTTGAATTGCCGGATCCTCCTGCATATGTACAGCGACACGCGAAGGTCAAACGGGATATCCTCTTGGGATAATGTACGATCATCGCGTGGCGGGTCGCTGGCGGGGTCTGGTGTCAAATAGAAATGGAATCTAAATACCACAGATGGTCATATTTAGCACATATACGGCATTACTCGGTGAAGCCCCCAAGAAACCGCAGAAGGAGCAGTTCATTCCTCATGTCTTTTGCGACGTGGACGGAGTGGTGGCGAACTTTAGTGCGGGTATAGAACAATATTTCGATGTGCGTTTTGTGCAGATCAATAAGTTTTTAGTACAGCAAGATGGTTGGAACATCATCAAGAAAAAGCAACCTCACCTCTTTGACAAACTACAGTTGCTCCCCGATGCTCGTTTCCTCATGAACGGCCTCACTACGTTACGCGATTACAACCGTATTCGCTTGTCAATGCTCACTGCGATTCCTGACGAATGGTATTATGATCGTCTCATGCGCCGCATGTCTAGTCAGGATAAGGTCAACTGGATTACTCGTCATTTTCAGCGAGTGCCTGCTGACGCGGTGTTAGTGGTGCGTCGTATCGATAAAGCGAGTTATGCCCGTGCTCAATTGGCAATCGGTCATCCGCGTCCCATTCTCATTGATGACTTCGGTAAGAACATTCACGAATGGGAGTCGGCGGGTGGTATCGGTATTAAGCATAAGAATGCAACGGATTCGTTACGTCATCTAATCACGATGCTACCGAACAACTAAATATTGGTATGGCAGTCCCACTCTATCTCATCTTCGGTCGATTTAACCCACCCACCATCGGGCATGAGATGTTGTTCCGCACCGCTATGAGTCACGCCCAGCAGCATGGAGGAAAAGTGGTCGTCTTTGTGTCTCAGACCGAAGATCGAAAAAATCCCATTCCCTACCAAGAGAAAGTTGCAGTCATCAAAAAGAGCATACCGCAACTCACCATTGGCCCAAAGTCGGTGCGCACCCCGTCGGAAGCTCTGACATGGGCGTTCGATAACGGCTATCGCGATATTACTCTACTCGTGGGCGAAGATCGTGAAGAAGGCTTCAGTAAGATGGTCGGGGTGTGGCAGAAAGACGCAGACCCCAAACAACTGGCCGTCGTGCGGATGAAAGCTCTACCACGTAAGGGAAATATGGATGCCTCCAAAGTCAGTGGTACGGTCGCTCGACGACTCGCCCAGCAAGGTGACACCAAAAACCTGAAGAAAATTCTCATCTCGGGGGCGCAAGACGCGCCGACGA